CGGCATCACCCCACAGCGACGGACGACCGTTGATGACCGCGATGTTCTGCATCGCCTGCAGCGGCTTCAGGCCGATCTCGGCGCCCCATTGCACGGCCACGAGGATGTTGCCGGCCTTCTTCTGGTAGTCCTTCGGCACCATGTCGCTCTGCGACAGCAGATCGGCGAAGCGCAGCGCTTCGTCCAGCGATTTCGGGGCCAGCGAGAACATGCCGCTCGGCGCGGGCACGTTGCTCGTATTCAGTTCGGCGACTTCGTTCATTCGATCTCCACTCACATCAGTTGGATGCGCATCAGTTGCTGCGCTTGCTTGGTCAGGTAGTCGTTGTGCGCAGCGATCTGCCGCGGGAAGAACTCGGCCTCGCGCTGGGCCAGTTCAAGCGACCGCTTCAGGCCGGCGATCTCGTGCTCGGCCATCGCAATGCGATAGCGAACCGGGATCTGCATCAACAGGCAGCGCAGCTTGTGGCGCAGCGGGCGCTTTGTGTACGTCAAAGTCATCATCGAAAGCCTCCGTTTCTTCGTCAGTGAAGATCGCCAGCCGGGACCACACGCAGCACGCGATCACGCTTGCAAGCAGGTAAGCCAGCAGGTAGTCCACGGCAACGACCCAGTTACAAGCACCGGCCCATCAACACGGGAACGCCGATCAGCGATCGAACCTGATCGATCAACTCCTTGGCGGCGCCTTGATGCACGCGATCGGGTCGCACCAACTCGTAGAAGAACGACACCTTGCCGGCAGACATCCGGTACTTCAGGCGCGCGGTGATGCTCCATGCCGATCCGTCGTGGAACACGGGGATGCCGATGGCAAAGCGTTCGAACATTTGCATCGACTCGGTTGTCCCGGTGTCGGGGTCGGCGATGTAGGTCAGGCGCACGCCGCCGCTTTGCAGCTTGACGCTCGACTTGAGCACGCGCTCCTCGTTCGCCTGGAACTCGGTGGCCATCGACAGCATTTGCAGGCTGGTCGGCATGCCGGACGCTGCAGCGATGTCGTCGGCGTTGGCCTCGATCCACTCAGCGAAGCCGACCTGATTGAAGACCTTGGCATTGGCGCCCTTCCACGCCAGCCACTCAGCCGACATCGCAGGCTGGAAACTCGCACGATGCTCGCGCCAGCCTGGCAGTCCCTTGTCGTGCTCATCGATCACCGCGTTGAACAACAGCGAGAACGTCTGCGGGTTGAATTCGCACCAGACGGTTGTCCCCGGCTGCGTGTGCTTCTTGACGTATTCGATGAAGCTGCTTGCGTCCGAAAAGGTTGCACTGGCCTTCGCGCGTCGCGGGCTTGCAAGAACCTTCTCGTTGTCGATCGCCTGCATGGTGAACCCGTTGGGCACCGCGACATGCGTGATGCTCCCGTGGCGGTCTTCGTTGTTCGGCGTGTCAGTGAACATGACCGATGGCTTCGGCAGCACGCGGTCCAATGTGGCGGCGATGTTCTCGCGCTCGGCATCCAATTCGTTGCTCATGTGTTTCCTTGTTGGTGGATCAGTTGGCGGCAGTGCGGATCTCGCCGGTTTCCATGTCGACGCTGCGCAGTTCCTTGTTGGCGACCGGCTCGGCGATCTTCAAATCCAACTTGCGCTGGTTCGGGTTGTCGACGGTCAGGTTGCCTTCGACCGTTGGCCACAACAGGTCTGTGTCGGGCTTCGGTTCCGGCGTCTTGTTGGTCACGGCTGCTGCGATCTCGATCGCTCCGCTAGACTTCTTCAGCGCCAGAGTGATCGTCAACTTGCCGGCCTTGCCGGTCTCATCGACACCCTTGACCAGTGCGGCCAGTTGCTCGCTGCACTCATCGATGAATTGCCCGCCTTGCAGTTGGCGCAGGGTGTCTGTGATGGGTCGAATGCTCATGATTTCCTTTGGTTGTTGGTGGGTGTAGAAAGCCTTTGTCCGGTGCTCATGCCACGAACCAGTGCCCGGGGAAAAACTTGCTGACCAGCAGGCCGGCAGCGATCCCCATGACGAACATGACCCAGCAGTAGCGCGGGTACTCGACGGGTTCCTCGATGTCGTGTTCAGTGGTCACGGCGAGTCCCTTCGATGTCGTGCCATGCGTCTGAAAGTCAGTCCATCGCGAGACTGATCGCGCAGACGGACACGAACACGGCGCAGCCGGATGAGATGAGGATGAGGATCAGTTCCATCATTCGGCCCTCGTTTTGAGCATGGCGTCGGCTTGTTGGTAAGCCCACTTCGCTCGCTCGTCGAATGTGAAGCTCTCTGCCCCGGTCGGATTTGTGGCGACAGCCTGCATCGCCATCGCCGCGAAGTAGTCGCGCACGCTGAGTCCGCGATAAGTGGCCGTGTTGCCGGGTTCGATTTGCTCGCCATCAAAAAACCCATCAATCGCCTCTAAGTTCCCGTTGGTGGCGGAAACAGGGAACGCAGGCCCGCTGTTGTCTTTCTGGCTCATGCGCCTTCTCCGGTGGCTTTGGCAATGGCGGCGCGGGCGGCATCGAACTCATCCGTCTTTCGGTCGGCCACGCGAAGCACTCCGAGCAGCGCCTGAAGCAGATCGGGCGCGGCCGAGATCAGCCTGGCATTCGCAATGTCCTGCTCCGTGACCAAAATGGCTGGAGACAAGATCGCCACGGATGTCCAGTCGGGTTCTGTTGCAACGCCGACGCCGAAAATCTCTCCATCAAACTCGTGACAGTGCGCATATCCAAAGGCCCACGTTCCTTGCGTGTACGGTGTGCTCATGCGGCCGCCTTGATCACGTAGCGACCGTAGTTGCGGATGTCATCCCTTGCTGCGTCAGCCGCGTCTTCCATCGCCGCCTCAGCAGCGTCCTGTGCGCGCTCGATCTGCTCGACCGTCAGCGCCTCAGTCCAGCGGGCCAGCACGACGTCTGGGAACACGTCGTCGGCTTTCATCCAGTCGCCGTTGATCAGCACATGCAGGATGGAAACGCTTGGCACGCTGCCGGGTCCGCAGGTGGGTGAATCGGCGTTGAAGTTCGGTGCCTCGCCGTGGTCGAACTCGGCCTCGACCAGAAACTGCGCGTCGCCCAAACGAACGGTCGAAACGAAGTTGCCGTACTCGGGCTTCGCATCAATTCCAAGGAACGTATCCAGCGACGACAGCGCCCGGCGCAGTTCCGCCTTCAGCAGATCGTTCTCGTGCGCCAGGACGGCGCTGTGGATCGGCTTGCCGCCGATGGTTCCGAGTTCCGTGGCCTGATCATTGATGCGCTGGATCAGACGTTCTGCGCTTGTTTGCTTCATCCCAAACTCCGTATTCGTTCACCGCTTGATGCGATGAAAAGAAGTTTAGGGCGAACTGAACCAAGTTGTCAAGCGAAAGCTGAACTTATTTTTTGGCAAGCGCAAAAAAGCCCGCGAAGTGCGGGCTTCAAGCGGGGTGCGGTTTGCTTATCCGATCTCAGACCACGCGCCTCTTTCATGGTGAGGCCAACTCTAAACACGATCTGTTCAGATATGACTTGACTATGCGGTTCAGGTAAGCCTAAACTGCGCGCATGAAATTTACCGACTGGCTTGAAGCCGAAAAGGGACGAGGGGCTCTTGTTGCGGATCACTTCGATGTCACGGCGTCAGCCGTCTCGCAGTGGAAAACGAACGGTGTCCCCCCCATCCACATGAAGGCCGTCCGCGATCTGACTGGCGGTGCCGTGTCCCTCGAGGACATGGTCCCAGACACACCGGAAGCCTATTGAATGCAGGTTGTCTCCCGCGCGATTGACTCTCGCGCATTTGCCCCGGCCGCTTTCCTCACGACGTTGTTCAAAGCGCCAGTCGTCCGCATCGTCACGAGCACGAACGGCACGTTCGTCGCTGGTGAGTGCGTGTGTGCCTTCAACTTCCATCACGGCGGCATCAATGGACTCGCAGGCATTCCAGATCACTTCGTCCCAGACGCCGGAATCGGCCATCTGTTGCGCGATGCGTTGTGCTGCGGCCAGAAGCGCCGTCAGTTGCTGGTGCGGTGTGATCAAGCCTTGGATCGGTGTGCTCATTCCGACACCTCCACAAATTCACCCGCGTCATTGACCGAATACCACGTCAGTGCCTTGAGGTTCTCGCCGACATAGCCGACGGCAAAACGGATGCGATTTCCATCGTGATATGCAACAGCGACCGCGCCTTCTTCGCCTGCTCTGACTCGCGCATTCAATCCAGCCGATGCGATGACGGCCATCGCGCCCTCAGCATTGATCTGTGCGTAGTGCCCGCTGCTGCCGATCCGTGCGTAGTCCCCGCTGCTGCCGATCCGTGCGTAGTCCCCGCTGCTGCCGATCTGTGCGGAGTCCCCGCTGCTGCCGATCTGTGCGGAGTCCCCGCTGCTGCCGATCCGTGCGGAGTACCCGCTGCTACCGATCTGTGCGTAGTCCCCGCTGCTGCCGATCTGTGCGGAGTGCCCGCTGCTGCCGATCTGTGCGGAGTGCCCGCTGCTGCCGATCTGTGCGGAGTGCCCGCTGTCACTGGCTGGCGCAGCATCAACCGTTACTGCTGTCTCTGCAATCACCGCATCAGACTCAACCTGGAAGTCAGCCGTGATTTGTGGCGTTGCAGATGGCTCATTCAGCAGGCTGTTGAATGCCTTGTCCGTGAGCCAACGCGAGTAGTCGCCGAGCCTCTCAGCCCTCAGTGCCGCCTGAACTTCACCGTATGTGCCGCCCTGTGGGAACTTGGCAGCGAACCATGAATGCCCATCGGAGCAGGCTGACCAGCGCGTGAGGAATGCTCCGTCAATAAATAGTGGTTGTGTCTTGTCTGGTGTGCTCATTTCGTCTCTCCATGCGGTCTGTTGCGATGGGTGAACTATCGGGCATCGCAAACCATCTGTGAAATTGATTTTCACTATCGTCAAAATTTGATGATAGGCACAAACAATTGGACGGGCTGACGCAAACGCCGGAACATTCGGCCCATGCAAACGAAACAGGTTATCCAGCTGCCGAAAGTCAGCATCGAGCGTCGAGGGAATGACGTTGTCTTGATGTACGTCCCGCGTCCTGGCGTCGAGGTGACCATCCCGGCAGAAATGCTGCAACGATGGGCGCTGCGCGTGCTCCGCGACAAGGTGTTTGCACAATGAACGATATGACGTTTAACGCAACTAGCTACTCGCAGTTTCTGAATGCGAAGTCTCAACAAGGATCGGATAGCGGGTTTGCTCCCGTATGGATGCCGGACTTTTTGTACGACTTTCAAAAGGCCCGATGCGAGTGGCTAATCCGCAAAGGCCGGTCAGCTAACTTTTCAGATTGCGGACTTGGAAAGACGCCGATGGGTCTTGTATGGGCGTCGAACGTGGCTCGCAAAACGTTGCGGCCTGTTTTGTACCTGACGCCACTGGCTGTCGGGGCTCAGACTATCCGGGAGGCAGAAAAGTTTGGCATCCAAGCTAAGCAATCGCGCGACGGCAATTCTGACGGACACATCATCGTCACGAACTACGAGCGGTTGCACTATTTCAATGCGGCAGATTTTTCTGGTGTTGTGTGCGATGAGTCAAGTGTGTTGAAGTCGTTCGCGGGCCAGCGGCGCGGAGAAATCACGCAGTTCATGCGTAAGGTTCCGTATAGGCTATTACAGACAGCGACCGCTGCGCCGAATGATTATCTTGAGCTAGGAACATCGTCTGAGGCCCTGGGGTACTTAGGGCACATGGACATGCTAAACAGGTTTTTCAAAAACGACCTTAACAACAGCGCGACAGGACGCATGCGTGGCGAGGTTGTGAAATGGCGGCTTAAGGGGCATGCGGAACTCCCGTTTTGGCGGTGGGTGTGTTCGTGGGCGAGTGCCATGCGGAAGCCGTCCGACATTGGGTTTGACGATACGCGGTTTGTCTTGCCTGAGTTGACTGAGGTTGAGCATCTGGTTGAGGCAAATACGTTGGCCGATGGGATGCTTTTCGCGTTGCCAGCGCAGGGACTCCAAGAGCAACGCGAGGAGCGTAGGCGCACCGTTCAGGAACGTTGTGAGCGTGTGGCTGGATTGGTCAACAACACCGGGGAGCCTGCGCTGGTTTGGTGTCATATGAACGACGAGGGCGATCTACTGGAAAAGCTGATCCCGGACGCTGTTCAAGTGAGCGGATCCGATAGCGATGACGTAAAAGAGGCTCGCCTCTTGTCGTTTGCGGAGGGGCGTGCTCGGGTGCTAATTACGAAGCCGAAGATTGGCGCATGGGGGCTCAATTTTCAGCACTGCAATCACGTTACGTTTTTCCCTTCTCACTCGTTTGAACAATACTACCAAGCTGTTCGCAGGTGCTGGCGGTTTGGTCAGAAACGGCCTGTCAGGGTTGACATCGTCACCACGGAGGGCGAGCGTGGAGTAATGAGAAATCTTCAGCGCAAAGCGAAGCAGGCAGACGAAATGTTTGACCGCCTTGTGACTGAGATGAACTACGCGGCTGGTGTCGAACGCAGCCATCCAATGACAAAACAACTGGAGTTGCCATCATGGCTGTAACTGAACAACACGTGACCGATCGGTTTGCGATTTATAACTCTGACTGCGTGGAGGTGATGGAAGGATTGCCATCTGCGAGCGTTCACCTATCGATTTATTCGCCACCGTTTGGAGGCCTGTATCACTACAGCAGCAACGAGCGCGACCTTTCAAATTGCGATGACTACGACTCGTTTTTTGAGCACTACACGTTTGTCGTGCGAGAGCTTGCTCGAATCACAATGCCCGGGCGGGTCACCGCTGTTCATTGCATGGACGTTCCTCGCAGCAACAGCGGGACGGACTCGCTGATTGATTTCCCAGGGGACATCATTCGATTGCATGAGCGTGAAGGGTGGAGGTATACGGGTCGCCGGGCAATTTGGAAAGAACCGCTGGCCGTTCGTTTGCGAACCATGCAGAAAAACCTTGCACATGCGTCGTTGTGTGCGGACTCTATCGATTGTGGTGTTGCCTCGGCGGACTTTTTGTTGACGTTCCGCAGGCACGGAACCAATCCTGTCCCAGTGATGCACCCGCAGGGCCTATTTGACTACGCCGGTGAACGCGTCCCGCCTGCTGACCTGTTGCCGTACCGTGGATGGTCTGGAAAGCAAACCGAAAACAGGTGGTCACATTGGATCTGGCGGCAGTATGCAGATTGCATGTGGGATGACATCCGATTGAATCGCGTGTTGCCGTTCCGTGAGGCAAGGGATGGCGAGGACGAAAAGCATGTTCACCC